TGTATAGAGAGCGCAGATAACCCCGTTAATATTACCCTGACGCCGGAGGGTTATTTCTACGAGAATGTATGCGAGGAGTGCTCTGCTCTGGACTTTTATGAAGATTAGCCTGCCCGCTGTCATGCCCCGCGACTATCAGATCCCCTTCATGCGGGCATTTGACAACGGGGCGCAGTATTCCGTCATATCATGGCATCGACGTGCCGGCAAGGATGTGGCCTCCTTTAGTGCCCTAGTGAAGCGGGCCATACAGACGCCCGGTTCCTACTACTACCTCTTCCCTACCCGCACTTGGGCAGAGCGAGCCCTGTGGAATAACCTATGTGAGTGGGCCGGGGGTAAGAAGTTGATAGATATACTCTGTCCCCCCGAGATAGTACTTAAGAAGAACAACTCTGACTTCTATATTGACCTGATAAATGGGTCTAGGATCAAGATTGACGGCACAGACAACCTTAACTTCGTGGGGCAGGGGGGTTCGGGGTACGTATTATCAGAGTTCTCGCTACACAAGGAGGAGGTATCGGGTTTTCTGGCCCCTATTCTTACGGAGGGGAACGCTTGGGTCATCTTTAACGGGACGCTACGGGGTAAGTCTAACCACTTATGGCGTCTTTATGATAAGAATAAGAACAGGGACGGATGGTTTACGGAGTGGTTGACCCTGGCCGACACCAAGACGTCGTACTGGGTGGGGAGCGACCTATGCGTTAACCCCGAGTTAGAGGGCATGATAAGCCCCTACGATGGGCGTCCCTACAGGAACATCCAAGAGGACATAGACTCTGGAATCATTAGCCTTACCATGGCGCGGCAGGAGTTCTTGAACGAGGCTGTGTCGCAGGTAGAGAATAGCTACTATGGGCAGGAGCTTAGTCTCCTACGAGGGGAGGGGCGTTTTGGTGACATCCCTGTAGGTTCTGGCCCTGTGTTCACGTTCTGGGACTTGGGTACTGCCGACTCTACCAGTATAGTTTTCGCCCACGTGGTAGACGGGAAGCCTATCGTCATAGACTATCACGAATCTAGCGGCAGGAAGATCGAGGACTACGCGACGGTTCTTAGTAGCCGGGGGTACAGGTACGGGGGTCACTTTGCCCCGCATGATGTTAGCAAGCGGATGCTTTTTGGCGACCTAGTTACTAAGGCCAAGGACGTTGGCATAGACTTTAGGCGTGTTCCTAAGACTAACAATGTCCTTGCTGATATTGAGATATGCCGCCGCAAGCTGAAGCACACCTACATCTCCGACAGGTGCGAGGACTTGATGGATCACTTGGATAACTACCGGGAGGGCTCCTCCGGGCGTCCCCACCATGATGCTCACTCTCATGGGGCCGACGCTTTACGTACAATGATGATGGCTATAGACCTTAACTTGGTAACTCCGTACCTATCCAGTGGGCACAAGGTGGTGCTTCCTGACATGGTAGGGGACGCAGAGGCATACACAGACGATACATGGGGGATGGATGATAGAGAAAGCAAAAGACCACTTTGGGAGCGATTTCGAGGCTCTCTTTGATTATTATTTGGAGTACGGGATAGTTTATTCTGACCAAGAAACTTTTACTATGGCGGTAATTCACGATAAAGACTACCTTCTTGGTAAGAAATCAGAGAAAGAGATTGACAAGAGGGATTGTTATTATGTTCACTATCACGCAGGCGACTTGAAGCGTCTGTTCGACATCATGCCCGAGCCGATGGAGTGGGTTGTTTTTGACCGCATCACCGATCAACCAATGAAGTGCTACAACATTGAAAGAATTAGGAGATTAATCTATGGGAAAAAGAAAAGGTAAATCGGCCCCACCCGTTGTAAAAGCTAAGACCCCTGCTACGGCAGAAGACATCTCCCTGCAGGCCGGCGGCATTGCGGCAGGACAACGGGCGGCGCAGATCCAGAAACGAGGTACATTTTTAACCCGCGGGCAGTCTTTAGGGGCTTCTGGCGAGGTGCTTGGCTCTGGGCCTACAGAGCTGGCAGACGTAACGCAGGCGTCTGGGTTCGACATGAGCGAGAAGAAGCAGAGCAAGGGGATGTTCTCCTCTGGAGGCGAACAACTTTTACTAGGCAAAGGTCCCTGGAAGCAAGCCGGGGTGATTGTAAGAAAGGCAACCCAAAATTACACAGGCGGACGTAGTAAAAGGTGGCAACGCGGGCATCTCCGAGAGATGATTAACTCTAACTATGCCGACTACTTAGCGGGATACAAGAAGCGTAAGGCTAACTTCGTGGATAAAGATAAAGGGATGACTATCTAATGGATGCCCCTTCTCTAATTAAACTATACAAGCGGGAGAAGAGTAGCTCCGAGCGCACTAACTTTAACTCTCTTTATGAGACTTGCGCCGAATACTGCAACCCGCCCGCCGATAACATCCAGAGCAGTAAGTCTAAGGGGGAGCGTCAGAACCCCGCCCGGATTATCGACATCGGTATTAAGGCTCGCCGGATGTTTACTGCCGGCATGATGAGTCACCTCTTCCCACAGGGGCAGAACTGGATAAGAGTCATCACTAGTAACAAAGAGCTTATGTCTAGTGACAATGTGGCGCGGGCCATGAGTTCCGTCACCAAGAAGTTCTCGGCGGCTATGGAGGCGTCCAACTTTTACGAGGAAATGGGGCAGTGTATTGACCAGTGTGGCTACATTGGCACTACCGCACTCTACTGTGAGTCCAGTAAGAAGCACGTATTCAACTGGCGCAGTCACTATATCAACCAGTTCTACTTCTGCGAGAACTACGAGGGGCGTGTAGACACGGTTATCCGTGATTTCAAGCTTACAGCGCGTCAGGCTCTACAGCAATTTGGTGATGACCTACCGGATGCTATTGCCAAGGACGCCGATGACATGGCTACCTCCAATAAGGAGCACCAATTCATCCACGTCGTCATGCCGCGGGCTGAATCCGAGCAACACACGGACGATAAGCTTAAGAAGAGCATCGCGTCCTACTATGTAAGTCTCACTTCTAGTGAGGTCGTGCTGGAGTCTGGGTTCGATGAGATGCCTTACTCTATCGCCCGCTTCTATAAGACCAACTTTGAGAAGTACGGGCGTTCCCCGGCCTCCGAGGTGATTAATACCCTGCCCATGATTAACCGGATGGAGGTTAGCCGGATTCGTGGGGCGGAAGCGGTATCCAATCCCCCTTGGTTGGCCCCCAATGATGGGTCAGTTCGCCGTATCAGCAACGATCAGGGGTCGATTATCTACTGGAATGCGGGCAACCCCATGTCCAAGCCAGAGCAGTTGACGCCGAAAGATAATGTCATCGTTAACGACGCAATGATTGAGAAGAAGGAGAAGGAAGTGCTCGATGCCTTCTATGTTCCGCTCTTCAACCCCCTGATGAACAAGCAGAACATGACGGCCTATGAGTCGCAAGAGAGACTTAACCTCTCTTTGCAGTTCTTGTCGCCCGCTGTTAATAGACTTAACAAGTATTTCGTTAAGCCTAGCCTTGAGCGTGCCTTTGGTATCATGCTACGGGCTGGTCACTTCCCGGAGCTGGAGATTCCAGAGCTGTCAGGGGCCAGTATTGACTTCGACCTAGTAGGTAAGGCATCATTGGCCGCCCGCCAGATCGAACTCTTCGGAACCATGACGGCCGTCCAGCAGATGGCGCAGATTGCACAGTTCAGGCCGGACATCTTCGACAACCTTAACGCTGACAAGACGGCGCGGTTCATCCAAGAGGTGAATATGATGCCTATTGATATGCAGTTGTCGGAGGAAGAGGTGTTTGAGGTTAGACAGCAACGCTACGAGGCTTCACAGGAAGAGGCAATGGGTCAAGAGGCGCAGGTTCTTAGTGACGCCTATGTGAAGACCAAGGATACCCCGCAGGAGGGTAGTGGGGCCGAGGCAATCATGGCTATGATTGGAGGGGAGTAGTTTGGACATCATTGATAAAGTTACCTACAATTTTGAGTGGGATAATGAGAAGGATTTATCAGAGGCAACGCGGCTGGCGTTCACTAACTTGTTCGATACCGGCAATTCAGACGCGGTATTGGTGGCAAACTTCCTAGTGGGCGTCTGTAAGTGGAAGGATACGTCCGAGTGCAACGATCCAATCATCGAAGCCAAGGCCAACTCCTTGCGTAATGTAATACTTGCAGTAAAAAAACAACTAAACATGAAGAAGGTAGAGGAGATTATTTATGAGTGAAGAGGTTGAAGTAGAAGGTGCTGTAGGGGCCGAGGGTGCTGTCGCTGTTGAGGAAAAGGGTGGCGAAGGGGCATTCGTAGACTACATGCTGTCCAAGATTGACAACGATGAGGTTAAGGGTGCTGGCTTTTGGAAGAACCTTGCCGGTAAAGACGCTAACGAGGTCGGAAGTTACATCAAGGAGTTGCATGGGTTTGCAGGAACCAAGGGCGACATTCCCAAGAAGGATGCCGCTGACGAAGAGTGGGACTCTTTTCATAAGAAGCTAGGGCGGCCCGATAGTGTGGAAGGTTATGACTTCAATATGGCCGATGACTTCAAGGAGTCTATAGGCGAAGACGCTGTTCCGTTCTTCCAGAAGGCCATTGAGGGCTTTAAGGAGCAGGCATTTAAGATGGGTGCGTCCTCGGAGAAGGCAGAGGGCTTGGTTAGCTGGTACTTGGACATGGTATCGGGTGACATTAAGGCATCCAACGAGGAGCTTGCCAAGGGTGAGGCGGAGCGCGACACAGAACTTCGCAATGAGTGGGGCGAAGGCTATGACTCCATGATGTCGGGCGTTAAGGCACTGCTTAAGAACAATGGTATGGCTGACGAAAACATACAGTTTGCCGAGGAGAGTGGACTGCTGAGAGACCCCGCCCTCGCTACGACCCTTGCCCGCATTGCGGCTAAGTTTGGTGACGACCCAGAGATAGGACACCACCAGACCAATACGATGGCCGGCGTTAAGGACCAGTTGTTTGACGTTAATGAGGAAATCAAGGGATTCATTCGTTCTGGCACGACTATTCCTACGCATATTCAGGAAAAGCGGGCCGATCTTATGGGCAAGCTCGGTGAAAACCTCTAAGAAGACTTGACATAATCTTATAAAGTGATATAGATAAACGCAACAAAGCAGGGATAATCGAAAGACCCCTGCTAGTTGCCGTCAACCCAGACGTTAAGCGGTAGGCAAGACCTCCTTGTGAGATAATCAGAGCCGATTAGTTGGTAAATTAATTGAGCCTAATCTAAACAAGGAGATAATAATGGCTAAACTTAACGACATTGATAATGCTTTCGTAAAGCAGTATGGAGCTACGCTTGACCTCGTAGCCGAAATTAAAGGCGGCGTCTTTGCTGGCCTCGGTCTGGAAGGAACCATCAAGGGCGAGGAAGCATACTACGACCAGTTGGGCACTACGACAGCTTCGGTTGTTGGAGAATCTGGCACTAGCACCAGCTCCCCAGATGGAAGCATCACACATCTGCGCCGGAAACTGCTGGCAACTAACTACGAGATTGGTCTGGAGATTGACCGCTTCGACGTTCTGGAAACTCTAATCAACCCTGAGTCTGAATACGTACAGCGTCAGGTTTCTGCTCTTATGCGGAAGAAAGATATTGAGTTCATTACAGGTGCGTTGGGTCCTGCGGCTACCGGAAAGGGTGGGCTTAGTTCCGCAGACTTGGGTGACGCACAGACTATTGATGCCGACGGCGCGGGCCTGACTGTTGATAAGATCCGTCAAGCTCGCTCCCTTCTCTTGAAGGGTGGCGTTAACCTCGATGATCCGTTGAACACGGCATATCTGGCCGTTACCCCACAGCAGATTGAAGACCTGCTGAACCTGACCGAAGCCACCTCCGCTGACTATATGAACGTGAAGACTCTGGTTAACGGAACGATTGATAGCTTCTATGGCTTCAAGATCATCGAGTCCAACCTGATTTCATTCATGGATTCCGATGACACGCTGGCCGGATGGGATGCCGATGACATTCCTAAAGCCGCCGATACTGGTGAAATCCGGGGTTGTTTTGCATGGGTTAAGTCTGGTGTACGTTCTGCTACCGGCATGAACATCCAGACCGAAGTTGCCAAACGTGCTGACCGCCGCTTCAACTACTACGCTTACTCTGCCGCTCGTTTCGGCTCGGTTCGCATGGAAGAAAAGAAGGTTGTTCTCATCGAATGTGATGAAGCATAGTTAGTTTATAGTTTATAGTTTGGAGGCCTTCAGCGACCCTTCTCCGCTGATGTAAGTCCTTCAATTTTTTTAGGGGTATCTATGGGTTTATCAAAGATCGAAATATGTAACCACGCCCTCCTTAAAGTCGGAGCGGACACTATTGCCTCGCTTGACACTTCGCAGTCCGATGACTCCGGCGTTATCACAAGTGCTAAACTTTGTAAAATCTTCTTCTCCCAAGCACTGGAGGAGACTCTTCGTATGTACTCATGGAATAGTTGCACAAAACGTGCATCACTTGTTCAGCTTACCGAAAAGCCTGCCTTTAAATTTGCCAACAGCTTCCAGCTACCTACCGACTTTGTAAGACTCATCAATGCCTACTATGATGTAAACGCCAGAGAAGATCGCACCGAGTGGGCCTTGGAAGGAAATAAGATACTTTGCGATTCCGACACGCTCTTTATTAAGTACGTGGCCCGACCGGATGATGTGTCTACGCTCGACGCACTATCTACTCAGGCACTTATTGGGAAGCTTGCTATCAAGCTGGCAGTCCCCCTGCAACTAGACACGAGTATGCAAAACAATATCATCCAAGAGCTTGAGCAGGTTATTATGCCGCAAGCAAGGAGCATTGATACTATAGAGAATAAGTCTTGGGACTTAGAAGAATCCGACTGGATTCTATCCAGAAACAACCGCTAGGAGGCTACCTTGCCAGTTAACTATACAAGCTCCTTTAATGCAGGAGAGCTTTCGAGAAAGATTGATGGGCGTACTGACCTAGAGATTTACAAGAGCGGATGCAGAGACTTAGATAACTTCCTCGTACTGCCACAGGGCGGGGTAGAACGCAGGGCGGGAACGCAGTTCGTAGCCTTGGCTGGCACAAACGGAAGTTCCCCCGCCCGTATGATTCCGTTTGACTTCTCTTCGACTACTAGTTACGTCGTTGAATTGGGTGCCGGATATGCTAGGGTTCACTATACAGAAGACGGCGTGGATAAGACGGTCGAGGTTTCCGGGTTCATTCCTTACGGCGAAAGCGAGCTAAGAAAACTACAGTTTACCAGAAGTTACGACACCCTAACCCTTACCTCTCCAAACTTCCCGGCCCAGAGCCTTAAACGCACAACCGTTGCGCCCTCCTTTGAGATGTCGCAAAATACGTTTGTCTACCCGCCTCTACGCGACCGGAATATCACCTCTACTACTATAGAGTCTACGGGTGGGAAGAAGGATGAGGATGTAACTCTTACATCTAATAAACCTATCTTCGTCAATATCTCCTCTAGCAACACGCACAAGGGGTCTATATGGGCCTTTGATAGCATACGTTCCGCGGCTCAAAAGAGCATTGGGTTTGAGAAGACTACGGGTGCTACCAAGGTATTCAGCGACCCTCTTGATGTTAGCTTCTGCAACTGGAGCCTAACTACGGATGATAACTGGAACGGGGCGTTCGTTATAGAGCGGAGCGTTGGCGGTGGAGTCGGAGAAAGTGACTTCATAGAGTACGTTGCTATCGCGGATACCACTACAGGCGAACAGAGAAACTTCGCCTATTCGTCCCAAGTCCCCGAAGATGCCAATACCTTTCTAAGAATTTCATACACACACGTTGTTGGAGGCACATGCAAAGCCAACATCAAGGCCGAAGAGTATTACCACCGGGGGCTGGTTGAGATTACAGGCGTATCTGGTGCCGGCGTTCCGATAACCGGCGCGACTCATGCCGCCGATGAGCTGACAATCGCCGCAGAGGATCACGACCTTGAAGTGGGTGATTTTGTGCTACTTTCCAGCCCGCCCTTGGCCGGCGAAGACGTTATTCCCAGTGGCGAGTTCAAAATTACAGTCGTTGACGACGAAGACACCTTCTCCGTCGCATACGCTGGTGAGTCTACCATTAATACGGCCAACGCTGTAATAGAAGCTAGTTCGCGCTCCAGTGCCACGGTTAAGTCCTTACTGAATGCGACGGCTGTTGAAAATACGGCTATATCTGAAACGGTTCATTGGTCGGAGGCCGCGTATAGTTATCACCGGGGGTTCTCGCCATCCTCCGAGTACTTCCAGAATCGGCTATGGTTCTCCGGGTCTGCCTCCGACCCATCCGTTATATACGGTAGCGCATTCAACGATACTACCAACTTCCTTAGCGGGAAGCTATCCACCGATTCGATCAAAAGAACGGTTGACTCCCCTGAAGATCCAAAGTGGTTAAAGGGCAAGAAGGTCTTGTTCCTTGGTACGGCCGGTACGGCAGTGTCGATCAAGTCGGTCGACCGTGACGCCCTCATTACGCCCTCCAATATTAATACGCAGGTGGAAAACTCCTACGGATCAGCTCCGATACAGGCAGAGCTTGCCAATGATGTTGTTGTATATGTTCAACGTGACGGCCTTAAGTTGCGTGAGTTAGTCTACGCCCAAGATCAGGACGTTTATGTGGGCAATGACCTCAACCTTCTTAGCGAGGACATCACGGACTCTGGGATCGTAGAGATGTTTGTCCAGAAGCAACCCAACCAATTTGTGTGGTGCATTAAGGGCGACGGAACGGCCGCCATCCTCACCTACGAACGCGGCAACTCTGTGCAGGGCTGGGCAAGGATCGAGACTGACGGGGCCATCTTTAGTGGTGCGCCCATTTCCGGTGAAGGCGAAGACGTCGTGTGGTTATGTGTCAACCGCGGCACAGAGGCCGCCCCTAAGTTCTATATTGAGAAGTTCCACCCCCGCGCTGACCTTGGTTGGCGCGTAGACTGCGGTCTTGAGTTTGGCGTTAGTGATAAGAAGCAGGCCACTGTTGAGTTCTTTAATCTGGTGCGGGATGACGATACAGCAAACCAAGACGCCGATGTTAACTTCGACACGCTTGTCAGGATCACCTCAGAAAACCACGACCTGTCGAATGGTGACATCATCAAGTTCTGCGATCAGACCAACTGGTCGTTCCTCACCCGTGTACCGTTCAAGGTTGAGGTTATCAACGAAGATGAGTTCTATATTGAGTCCGTAACGGGCACATACATTGTGCCGATCTTTGAAGATGACTTCCCGGAGAACGTAACAGGAACCTTCTCCTCTACCTACAATTCCATTGACCTACCTCACCTTGACGGCAGGACGGTGCAGATAACTCTGGATGGGTCATTTATTGGCAACTTCGATGTGGAGGACGATAAGATTGATCTGGGCGAGGATGTGACAGGGACTGTCATAGCGGGGCTTAAGTACGTTAGCACCCTGCGCCCTATGCCTATTGAGCCTGCGGCTAGAAACTCTATCTCTCAGTCCCGCGTCAAGGCATCGTCCAAGGTCACTGTCCGGTTCCTTAATACAAAGGGGGCCAAGGTAGGCGAGGCCGGCAAGCAACTAACTAACTTCCCCGTGGTGCAGACTACAGACCTAGCCGGTAAAGAGGTGGCTCTTACGACGGGCGAGAAGAGATTCTTTATTGGGTCTGACTGGGAGAGTGAAAAGCTTATTGAGGTAAGGCAAGACTTGCCATATCCTATGACGGTGCTTAGTATAGCCTCATGGGTTACCGTGGAGGGTGGTTAATGTTAGCAAAGATTGAGTCCAGGGGAGAGATAGCACTGCTGGAGAAGGATATCGCCGCTATCCCCGGCGCATGGGTAGGAGACTCCGATAACTGCCCGTTAACGCACTCCTTTTCGGACGGCATTTATACTAGGGAGATATTTATCCCCGCCGACGTACTGCTAGTGGGTAAGATCCACAGGCATGAGCACCCCAACTTCCTGCTTAAAGGGCGAGTAACAGTTATAACAGAGGCGGGGGGGCTTGAGGAGCTTACAGCCCCTTGCTACATGATAAGCCCTGCGGGTACCAAGCGTGTGGTTTATACGCATGAAGATACCGTATGGGTTACCGTACACGCTACAGACTGTAAGACCCCGGAAGAGGCAGAGAAGTTCATTATAGCCGAGGACTATGATGACGATGAATTAAACGAGAACCAAATTAAAGTATTGGAGGAATTATGTCTTTTCTAGCGGCGGGTGTCATGGGTGCGGCGTCTATAGCAGGCGGCGTAATGAAGAACAAGGCGGCTAAGAAGGCCGCTAAAGCGCAACGTAGGATGGCCGCGTATAATGCTAAGATCCAGAAGATGAACGCACGTACCAAGGCGGACTCTATTGATGAAGGGGGTCGGCGTCTTGTTAAGGGGCAACGAGAGCAGTTTGCACAGGCCCGCATGAGTGTGGGGGGTCGTGGCGGCAAGGCAGAGGGGACGGATCTCTCCCTACTTATTGATATTGTAGAGGCACAGCAGTTAGACCAGCTAGAGGTGCGGCGTAACTCCGACAATACTATCATTGGTGGGGCCAATCAGGCGGCTATGACCAAATACTCCGGCGAACTACAGGCACAATCTACCGAGGCGGCGGGCAGAGCGGCTCTTACATCGGGTATTATTGGTGCAGTAGGTGCGTTTGCCGGTGGGCTTGGGCCAAAGCCTACGGTTCCCGGTGGAGCCCCGTCCGGATTCACATGGCAACAGAAACGACCAACTGGCTACGCATCACTATACCTTAAATAGCACCGGAGATTCCCAATGGCAGTTGAACTTAAACGATATGAACAGCAGGTAGGCATCTCAGGTCAGGGCGTGGGTGTAGAGGGTAGCGTTTCCTTAGCGGGTAAGGCCGCCGCCGCTGAATACCTTGTATCTGCCGACATGATAGCCACCCTTGGTGACGCGGCAGGTGAGTACATCGAGAAGAAGCGGAAGATCAAGGATGCGGCTGATAGTGCTGACTACAAGACAAGACTTCTGAAGCTCAACACAGACCTAGCTACTGCCAAAGGCAAGGCCATGGAGGAGGAGGTTCCCTATGGCGAAATCTATCAGACCACCTACGAGCCTATGATGCAACAGTTCGAGCATGACATCTATAATGCCGGGTACTCTCGTGATATCCTAGTTGCCGCACAGCAGAACTGGGCCTATGATAAGGCGTCTATCCGCCAGAAGGACGTAACAGATGTTGAGCGCATGGACCTAGCCAATCTTACAACAAAGGTTAAGATGGGCATGGCGAATCATTATGCTAGGTTTGGGTACGGAAGGGTAGATGCAGAGGGCAATAAAAATGACGCTGGTGACGCAGAGTATGAAAGGCTTGAGTCCGGCCTTGCCGCAGTTCTCGGCGAAGAACAAGCCAAACTATTCTCTGATACCCTTATGTCAACAGCAATGGGCGACAGGATTCGCGGAGCGATCGGATCGGATGGCCCTATTGAAGAAAGACTTGCCGCTATTAATGCGGCCGTGCAGGACGGCGGCGGCTTGCCCGATGCCTTAGCCAGAGAAGTTAGGGTTCAGGGTGCGGCCGCTACGGCGGAAATCTTGGATACGTTTAATGAAGAGGTAGAGAAGGTATCAGGCGAGGTTGTCGGTCTTATTGCTCGAGACAAGCTAGATTATGGTAGCTATAATAAACTGAGAGATAAACTACCCCCCGCTCAACAGCTATTACTTGACAATCTAGTTATGGCTTCGGTTGAGGTCGAATCTAATATAAAGATGCAGGACAGGTCTACGCGGGGCGATGAGGCCGTCCAGATTATGGACTTGATCGGAAGGTTCAATGGCGAGAGTATATTTGATAGAAACTGGATTCAGCATGTTTTTACTAATAAGGATGAACCGTTAACATACTCCGAGGTCTTTGAGGAAGGTAAGAAGTTAAGTAAGCACGGACAGAATATTTTATATATTGGGATGTATCAGGCCATGAAGGGGATGGCCGATCGCGGGGAGCCGCTTGAAACGTATTCAATATTTAATGCAAAGCATTATGATCGCAAATATCCGATACGCCCCGTGGTAAAGACAATAGAGTTCGACGAGACAGGCAAGGACTTCTTGGCCGAGACGTTCCACTACTCTAGGCATATGTCAGATGATCTTATGGGATACCTCGATACCACCTTTAAAAACTTCGTCTTATTCATGGAGCGGTATGAAAGCGACCCAACCCCGGCGGAATATTTGCAGTTCAAGAGGGAGAACTTCACAAGGTCTATAAGTAATAATTTCAAAAATGTACTAGATGGCTCCGTTCCAGACAGCCTCACCCCTAGAGACAGGCAGATTATTAAAGACGCTAAATAAGGTAACACATGGCTACTTATAGAGACTTTTTAGACGCAGGGGCGGCGGCGGGCAAGAGCGTTAGTGAGATGGAAACTGCTATTGGGCAGTACCAGATAGACGGTTTGGATGATAAACAGATTGCGGCCGGCGAGACGCGGAAGTTTGATCCCGAGCCAATTCAGCCTAATGCCAGCAGAGCGGCGATGCTTGCCAGCAAAAATCTTATGAGTCTTCTTAACGAGGAGGACAAGAAGAACGCGGTAAGTCTTATGAGCGATGATGAGCGTGCGTTTCAGCAGAACAAATCTTATTATAATGCTCTTGACGGAAAAAGCTACAACGACTTCGAGTCCCTGATACGCATGGAGGAGAACTATCCGCGGATGTCTCCGAGCCAGATTCTTAATGAGAATAACAAGGTTCAACTGTACGAGCCGTGGTTGACACTTAAGAAGGATAGAAGCATCCGTCTTGGAGAGGGACTTTCCTTGTCAATGGGTGCTCTAAGAAGAGGGTTCGTATCCGGTACGGCAGGTATGGGGGCAATGGCGGGTAAGGTTAATGAATTTAGTATGTGGGCTCACAATAAGTTAGGAACCCCAATGGCGCGGTTAAAGCCAAAGGAACCTACTGGACGTTTGGTTAATTCCGCACGGGCTTGGAAAGCTTACGACAGAAAAAGGAAAGAGTATGATTATGACGTACTGACCAAGGGCGACACTAGCGTTCCTTACGATGTTGGCATGAAAAAGCTCAAGGAGTTTAACGAGTTTAGATTCAAGGCGTGGATGAATACGGCCCGGGAAGTTGAGGAAGGGGTTTCCGGTGATGTTCCCGACTACATCAAGGTTACTATACCCGGCAAAGTTTGGTCGGCGACTAGCGAGGTTCCCATGATCGTTGCCAGTGCCGTTTTCCCTCCCTTTATTGCGGGAAGATACTACGCAGAAGGGCTTGAAGAGTCCGGGGGTGACCACAGGGTGGCCGCCGGGTACACGGCTCTCTTTGGAACGATTGGGTGGGCAATTGATAGGTACACCGTTGGTGCCGGTAGCAAGGCTTTTAAGGCTCTAGGCAAGGGGAAACGCGGCAAGCTGGTAATGAAGCAGTTAAAGAGGGTTGGTCTTGAGTCGCAGATTTCAGGCGGAAGCGAGCTTATTACAGAGTTCGCAGAGTCAGCGTCACTACAAGCCGTTACCAAGGGGGAGGTTAACTGGCCGCAGGCCATTGAAGAGGGCTTGTTAGCCTATGTTGTAGGTAGCGGCACTGCTACCGGCGCAGGCATAACACGTGTCTCCAAGGCCAACCTTGGAAAGAGGGTTTCCCAGCTTACTAAGGAGGGCTTCACCGAGGAGGAGTCCGTTATCTATGTTGACAGGGTTAATGACGGCGACGTTGACGGCGCGAATAGGATGGGACGTAACATGGTCTACAATAAGCTGGCACTGTTTGGCGACAGTGTGATGCCAGTTATTGATCCCACGTCTAATCTGGACGTTCCTATACGCTTTCTGCCCTACACCGCAGGCCGCTTACGTGACATTCGAAAGATGACAGACCCCAAGATTAAGGAGCTTATTGAACGAACCTTGCCAAAGGAATACCAAGCAGAGGCCATTGAAGCCATGTTGTCTCCCAATGAGGAGAACCTTGGCAACCTTAACACGGCCATAGCACAATACTTCCTTAGCGAGATGAGAGTTAATAGGGAGTCTAGTTTGGATGAGGAGGCATCCCCAAGTGATGGCGAACCGGAGGTAACCGGCCAGGTAGAGCCGGCTGTGGATGAGATAATTACTGACTTCCCACGAGATCCCGCGGTATTTCGCGTCGACGATGAGGGGCATTACAAGGATCGGTCCATTGAGGACTTGGCTGATATGATGTCAGACTTTTTATCCACAGGCACTCCAATTCCGGGGGAGCTTGTTAACGAGGCCGCCGAGAGTTTCGAGTACGCCGAGGATCTTGACTTTTTCTTCGACGAAGTAAGAAGACGTTCTGAACGTAAGCGCAGGGAAAGGGCTAAGAAGAATTCGCTTACCCCTTTAGAGGAGATTAAGTATTCGGAACGCGCACAGCAAATGATTGACGAAGCCATGACCATATTCGGAGATGCAGTATGGGGAGCCTCCCAGAATGTAGAGAGCGGCGACGTGAATCCGATTAAATACCGCTCCATGTGGCACAATCTTGTCGGCAAGAAGGTGGAGATGGGTGACATTACAGGTGTCTTAGCGGTACTTAACGATAAGGGCATTGACCCTAATAGCAGACTATATAAAGAGTTTATTAGGGCAACAGAAGCAGGCCAGCGGGCGCAACAACTGCATCACGTAGAGAATGCCGGTGGTTCAAACAACCAAGCACCTGAACAGGAAGCATCTCCCGATGAGATACCTTTTGATGATGGCGCAAAGCCAGAGCCAGAGAACGATACTGTCATTAGACTGCTTGAAGAGGCAGAGGCCATTGCTGACGATATTTTTGAACGCCTCAGTGTTGGTGACTTAGGACTTACTAGTGAGGAGAGCGAACTCTTCATGCGCTATGTAGGCTATAAGCAGGACTACGACGAGAGCCTTGACCCTGTTGATATATCCGAGCTACCACAGAGGGCGCGGGAGTTTCTTGCACGTTGGGAGGTTGTCTCAAAGGATCTTGCGGAGAAGATTGAGGCTATTAAGGATTTGGTCGGCCTAGATTTCAATGTTGTGTCCGGGCTATACTTCCCGCTCAGGCACAAGCCGGGCGGTAAAGGTGATATTATAACCGTTGCTGATTTATTCGCGGCCTCTACCGGGTTCGCAAAGTCGCGTAGTGGTACTTTTTCGGGCGTAGTTTTAGACCCAGTTTGGCAAGTAGAGCAGACGGTTAACGAGGTCTCTCGCATACTAGCTATCGCAGGACATAAGGTTAGGCTCATTGAGGAGGTTAGGAGCCGATCCGTTCATATCGCCAGAGCTATGGAGAAGAAGGCCAACGGGGAAGAGCTTAATGATGCTGATAAGGCGGCACTTGATAAGTTTAATGAACTTGTGATTGTTGACGAGAAGGGCGCACAAGAGGGAATGGATAGGTCGCCGGAAGCGCAGAGCCGCCACTATAGCCGAATTTTACTATACGCCAAGGACGGTGACGGGGCAGACCTGCCGTCTCTCGATTTCACAGTCATTAAGAATGAAAAATTAAGGCAGTGGCTAGTGGAACGCGGCGGGGATTGGGCTAACTTTGTAGACCCCCACTTCATCGTACAGAAGATGGACTTAACTGGTGAGGTTAAGGAGGGTGGTCGCATGTATGGGGCCAACGCCCGCCTATGGCAGTTGGTTATCCAAGGTGCTCGACTCGCTAAGGAAGCCAATGTAAGGATTCGTAAGCAACAAGTTGAGGTGCTTAAATCCTACGACACAAGGAAGAAGCTTAAAAGAATCAACACGCTCTTAAGCGACCTGTTCTTTTCTGACGCTAACGAGCGCACAACTATCTTCAGAGCAAAAGACCCGGGGAGATTACAGAGTGCGCTGGGCCTGTCGGCAGAGGACGCTAATACAGTTTTCTACTACGGACAAATAATCCTTGAGCTTCGTGCCGATATGGGTCGCGGAGCCCGCATTCGCAGTAACTTATCCGAGATCAGCGCGGAAGGTCGCGTAAGATTCTCCGAACTAGAGTTAAAGATTAAGTCAGGCGTCTACACAAGTAAGGAGATGCTTGAGTATGAGTCATACGCACCATCTGCCGATGAGAATACAAAGAAGAACATTGCTAGAAACATGGCGCGTGCTGTGTTCGAACGGCAGGCCATTGATGCCAAGGACTTCTTTGGGTACTTTGATAGCCTGTCCAACTCTGCCCATAAGGGTGGCTACCTCTATGACCTGACTAATGAGATCGAGTCGTGGGCCGCCCACCTTGATTCCATAGGCCAGCCCGGTAATGCCCGCTGGTGGCGCATGAAGGTGGAGAGCAACATCAAGGGCAACCTGTTTGAGTTCGAGGATAGCATCCTTGACTACGTGGCTGATGCGATTAAGAAGACAACTAGTGTGTCTGTCGGTGATGATCTTACTGGCTCCTTCCTAGACCCCCTTCGCGGCGTACCCTCGGAACAGATCAAGGCGGGTATTGTTACTGCCATGGGTACGCTACAGAAGGCGCGTATTCACGGCCTTCTTCTGGGTAACATAGGGTGGTCGCTGACTACGCAACCCTCTAGTCTTGCGTTTACTATTAAGCAAGCGGGCCTACGCAGGACTGTTAAGGCAATGTATTCGGCCCTTCATGGTGATGTAAACTTTAGTGAGAGTGATGTGGTGTCGCTCAAGGGCATGGATCACACGCTTGGCGGCGTAGAGTCTACTGACCAATTCACGGAGTTCTCCGGCAGTAAGACTGCTAGGCATAAGCTCCGGGACTATATGGGTTGGCTTGGCGGCGTCATGGAGGACTCCCTCACAAGGGTGTCTTATGCGGCCGGCTATGACTACGCTAAGAATGAGCTAGGACTTAATAATGATGATGCCCGCATCCATGCCGACTTCGTTGCCGCCGCCACACAGTCTATGTATGACCGTGTTACACGCAACACAGCCCTTAACTCGCAATTCATTAGGTTCTTTCGCCCTATGCAGTCCTACGTATTCACAGCCCTCTCTAACTCCTTGGATACATTGGGAGTGGTTGGACGGACGCGATCCGTCAAGGTAAGGGCCGGGGAGGCATTCCGCTGGATCATGGCACAGCGAGCGTGGAGTCTTCTGTGGAGCATTGCCCTTGGTGATGATTTGCTGAAAGCACTGCTTAACCCTATCTTCGACAAGGGAACCGTGGGCTCTAACATCCCGCTGTTCGGACGCGACATAGACATTAGGATTAGCGCAATGGTTCCTTGGAAGGATGACGAGGGCTGGAAGGCGGGCGGTGCCGCAGAGCGATACGTGAAGGCTACCACTAGAATCATAGGTGCTATTGCCCGCAATGATGACAACTGGGAGCGAGAGCTTATT